ACGACCGCAAGCTGGACGCATTGGAGGATATAATCGAAAGCATGAACGGGAAGCCACTCCTTGTTGCTTACTGGTTCAAGCACGATTTGGAGCGTATCAAGAAACGGTTTGATGTTCGTGAAATTCGGTCAAGCGAGGACATTTCCGACTGGAACAGCGGAAAAATCCCGGTTGCGCTTATCCACCCTGCGTCAGCCGGACACGGATTGAACCTGCAAAGCGGCGGTTCGACCCTGGTGTGGTTTGGGATTACATGGAGTCTTGAACTGTACCAGCAGACAAATGCCCGCTTGTGGCGGCAGGGCCAGACTGCGGATACCGTGGTCATTCAACACATAATCGCCAAAAGCACTATCGACGAGCAGATTATGAAAGCACTGAAAACAAAGGACATAACACAGGCGGCACTTATCACCGCAGTGAAAGCAGAGGTACATAAATGAACCCATACAAGGAACTCGCAAATGCTATAATCGTACAGGCGGTCAAGGATTATCGCACCGCATTGAACCAACTTTCTCTGAACCCTAATGACAAAGTAGCTCAGAGTGAGAAAAAGAGTATTGAACGCTTTTTTCGTTCAGATTTTTTCTCCATTCTTACAGATCTCAACGGTGAGGTTATTCTTGCAAAGCTGAAGGAGGTGTCGGTATGACGGCAAAGGGATTTTTGACAAGCGCATCTGAAATGAACCGCCAGATACACTACAAGGAAATTGAACTGAAAAGCCTGCGTGATTTGGCAAGCGGTATATCCGGCTGCGGTTTCGGAGAGCGGCTTTCGGGAACAAGAAATACCGATCCGCCTTTCGTAAAGTACACTGACAAGGCGCTTGAACTTGAAAAAGAAATCCAGAACGACAAATGCAGATTGTCTGAACTTAAATACTCCATCGGCAAGGCGATTGATGATTTGGAGAACACAAACGAGCGTACTGTTCTTCGGTACAAGTATCTGATGTTTCTTTCTTGGAAAGAGATTAGTACAAAAATGGGGTATTCAAAAAGGTGGGTAATTAAACTGCACGAAAAAGCTATTCAGAATTTTTCTGAAAACTGGACACCCTAGTGCACAGCAGTTCACCGTTGACGCAGTCAACCTGTTGTGGTATGATATACTTAGAAAAATATACAGAAAGCCTTGTGGGTTTTATAACTCGCAGGGCTTTTCCTATACCCAAGGAGATGAACCCCATGCCCAGACGACCGCAGCGCCCTTGTTCCTACCCCGGCTGCCCCAACAGATGTGACGGACAGTACTGCGAGAAACACTCAAAGCAGATGAACCGCCGCTACAATAAACTCGTCCGTCCTGCTGACAGCAACAAGAAGTACGGCAGAGCGTGGCGAGAGATACGAAAGCGTTATGCAACGGCTCACCCACTGTGCGAGATGTGTCTGAAAGAGGGTCGGCTCACTCCGGTTGAGGAAGTACACCACATTGTTCCCGTGTCGCGCGGCGGCAGTAATGATTTCGGTAACCTGATGTCACTGTGCCAGTCGTGTCATACGAAGATACACCACGACCTCGGCGACCGGTAGGACGGAAGCCGTCAGCTAGGGCGGTCGAAATCTCTGTGACCGTTACCTCGGACAGCGGCCTGGGGCTTCGTGCGCAAAAACCGGGGTTCAAACGGGGTATTAAACCTTGAAATATTTTCGGACGGCGCGAACCGTCCTTTTTTCTTGTCCTGCGGAGGTGAAAAACATGGCTAAGGACGGCACAAACAGAGGCGGCAGACGGGTACGCGCCGGAGATAAACCTGCTCCTGCCGCAGAGAAAAAGCAGAAAGGACTTCCGGTGAAAATCATAAGCAACGACATACCTGCGCTCGACACAGCGGAACTTGAAGCCGTCAACCTTCCGGAGGGCGCTGTGCTTAACGGCGCGGATATGCCGAAGCCCAGCGATTATCTGTCTGCTCGGCAAAAGAACGGAGTTCCGCTCGGCGCTGACGATATTTACCGTGAAACCTGGCTGTGGCTTAAACAGCGCAGCTGCGAGAACCTCGTAAACAAGCGGCTCATCGAAGCCTATGCGCAGGCATACGCAAGATACATTCAGTGCGAGGAGGCAATCAGCACTTACGGCTTGCTCGGCAAGCACCCGACCACGGGCGGCGTCATTGCTTCGCCATTCGTGCAGATGTCGCAGCAGTTTCAGAAGAACGCAAATCTCATCTGGTATGAAATTTACGGAATAGTCAAGGAGAACTGCACCGAACCTGTCGGCGATGATTTGAACGACACAATGGAGAAACTCCTCCGTTCAAGGAAAGGATAATTATTATGCCTAAAGAAACAATCGAATTTTTCAAAGAACTTAAAAGCAACCGACCGAACCTAACCGCACAGCAATATCGAACCATTAAGGGACAGGCGGTCAAGGGCAACATCATGGACGCTAGAAAAGGCTTGCACAAGGTCTTGAAAAGGAGGAACGGCAGATGAATACGACCAGTGAAATGCAGCTTGTCCCGATTGACAAGCTGATACCATACGTCAACAATGCCCGAACCCATTCGCCGGAACAGCTGAACAAGCTTCGTTCCTCGCTTCGTGAGTTCGGCTTTATCAATCCCGTTATCATCGACAGGGATTTCAACGTCATAGCAGGTCATGGAAGAATTCTCGCTGCGAAAGCCGAGAACATCTCCGAAGTGCCTTGTGTGTTTGTAGATTATCTTACTCCTGCTCAGAAGAAAGCGTACATAATCGCGGATAACCGAATGGCTCTTGACGCTGGCTGGGACGAGGAAATGCTGAAAGTCGAAATCGAAGCGCTGCAGGCGGAGGATTTTGACCTTTCGCTGACGGGCTTTGATGAAAAGGAACTCGCTGCTTTCTTTGACGATGATTCCGATACCAAGGACGATGATTTCGATGTGGGCGCCGAGATGGAAAAACCTTTCATTACAAAATCCGGTGACCTCTGGCTGCTCGGTAATCACAGACTTGTCTGCGGTGACAGCACAAAGCAGGAAACCTACGAGCTCCTTATGGACGGCAAACAGGCTAATCTTGTGGTTACCGACCCGCCCTACAATGTGAATTATGAGGGCTCGGCGGGAAAAATCAAGAACGACAATCTCGAAAACGAGAAGTTCTACCAATTTCTGCTTGACGCTTTCACCTGCATGGAGAAAGCTATGGCGAACGATGCAAGCATCTATGTTTTCCACGCAGATACAGAGGGGCTTAACTTCCGCAAAGCGTTTTCTGACGCGGGATTTTACCTGTCCGGAACTTGTATCTGGAAGAAGCAGTCGCTTGTTCTCGGGCGCTCGCCGTATCAGTGGCAGCATGAGCCGTGCCTGTTCGGCTGGAAGAAAAACGGCAAGCACCGGTGGTACTCCGACCGCAAGCAGACGACAATATGGGAGTTCGACAAACCGAAGAAGAACGGCGACCACCCGACAATGAAGCCCATTCCGCTTATTGCGTATCCGATAAAGAATTCAAGCATGAGCAACTGTATCGTGCTCGACCCGTTCGGCGGTTCGGGCAGTACGCTTATCGCCTGTGAGCAGACGAACCGAATATGCCACACCATCGAACTTGACGAGAAATTCTGCGATGTTATTGTAAAGCGGTATATTGAGCAGGTCGGTTCTTCTGATGGTGTTTCGGTGGTTCGTGACGGCAAGACAATACCTTATGCTGAACTGGAGGTTGCCGATGAAGGATGAATTCACGCTCGGCAGCTTGTTTGACGGCAGCGGTGGTTTTCCGCTCGGAGGACTGCTTGCAGGAATAAAACCGCTGTGGGCATCGGAAATTGAGCCGTTCGCCGTTCGGGTAACCACAAAGCGGCTGCCGCAAATCAAGCATTACGGAGATGTGTCCTCGCTGAACGGCGCGGAACTCCCGCCCGTGGATATAATCACATTCGGCAGTCCGTGCCAGGATATGAGCATTGCCGGTAAAAGAAACGGCTTAGACGGTTCTCGTTCAAGTCTTTTTTATGAAGCGGTCAGAATTATAAAAGAAATGAGGTGCGCCACAAATGGCAAATACCCGAGATTTGCAGTCTGGGAAAATGTCCCCGGAGCGTTCTCGTCCAACAAGGGCGAGGATTTCAGAGCAGTCCTCAAAAGCCTGTGTCAGGTCAAGGACGAAAGCGTTTCTGTTCCTCAATGTGAGAAATGGACAGCCGCAGGAAACATCGTGGCAGACAATTTCTCCCTCGCCTGGCGAGTGCTTGACGCACAATACTGGGGAGTACCCCAGAGAAGAAAACGCATCTTCCTTATCGCAGATTTTGATAGCGAATGCGCCGGAAAAATACTGCTTGAGTCCGAAGGCTTGTCGGGGTATTCTGCAGAGGGCTTCAAAGCGTGGCAAAGAGCTGCCGCCGCTGCTGAAGGCTGCACTGGAACGACAGGCGCAGTCTGCTTGAACGACCAGGGTGGACAGTCGATAGAAATATCGTGCGATATAACCGCAACTCTCCGTGCGGAAACACACGGACATCCGCCCTGCGTGATGGAATCCGCAGCAGGGTTCTGTACCGAACATTCTGCAAATGCGAGAGGAATAGGCTATGAGGAGGAAACTGCTCCAACGCTCCGTGCCGGAACAGTCCCTGCGACTGTCTACGAAAATCACTCGCAGGACACACGATACACCGAATTGCACGGCGTTGCTCCGACGGTTTCTTCAACCTACGGGACAGGCGGCAACAATCAGCCGTTCGTGGTTGAAGATACACGCTGTTTTGATGTTCGTTTTACATCTGACGGAACGAAAAACGCGCGGCAGAACTGCTACGAAACAGATACCTCACGGACGATAGATACGGGCGGTAATTCTCCCGACTCAAATCAAGGCGGCGTAGCAGTCGTGTCCGTCCAGGGTTCAATGATTGGCAGAGCCGATAAAAATGGCCCGCAAGGCAGCGGCATTAACGAGGACATTTCGTTCACGCTGAACGCCACCGACCGCCACGCAGTAGCATTTTCGCAGGACAGCTACACCAAGTACAGCGAAAACGATAAATGCGGAGCGCTCCGAGCTGCAGGTGGAATGTACGGAGGAGGCTCTGAAACGCTTGTTTACAGCCCAAGCAAGAATTCCTATCATACCGAAGCCGAGGAAAACCTTGCAAACACGCTTGTCGCAAGCGATTACAAAGACCCGCCGACCGTGAATTCTCCGGAATACATAGTCCGCAGGCTTACTCCAACGGAGTGCGCCCGTTTGCAGGGATTTCCCGACTGGTGGTGCGCAGATCTCGGAACGGACGAGCCTACAGATGAAGAATTGACGTTCTGGAAAGATGTGTTTGAAACTCATCGCAAAATTGTTGGCGGCGCAGTCAAGCCGAAGTCCGAAAAGCAGATTCTCACATGGCTGAAAAATCCCCACAGCGACTCTGCGGAGTACAAGCTGTGGGGTAATGGTGTGGCTTTGCCGTGTGTTTTCGGGGATTGTATGGGTCAGTTCTTGTCGGAATTAGCTGAACCCGGCTTATCGCCGAGTACGATTTTTCCGTGCTTTTCTTCAAACTTTTCTATGCACTCACGAATCAGAACGATGATTTGCCCATTTGCGGAACGAGCCTCATAATCGGCAACGTAATGCAGTTTGTCGAGCATTTCATCGTCAATTCTGATGGATAAACTCTTGATAGCCATAAAACTCCTCCTGTTTATATCCGATATGTGTTTATTTTAACATCACAATGTGCTATAATGTATGGAGTGAGTTCAAAGTGCGTTCATAATGCGTTTACAAGGAGGGCAACATGAAAGTAGCTGTAATTGGTTCAAGAGGGCTAAGCGTGAGTGATTTAAGCAGATATCTCCCCGAAAATACCACGGAAATCGTGTCCGGCGGTGCTAAGGGAGTGGATACTTCCGCAAGGGAGTATGCTTTGGCGCACGGAATAAAGCTGACGGAGTTCCTGCCGGAATACACGAAATACGGCAGGAGCGCTCCGCTGAAACGGAATATCACGATAATTGAGTATTCGGATATCGTGATTGCGTTCTGGGATGGAAAATCACGAGGTACGAAATTTGTCATTGACAACTGCCGCAAACTCGGCGTGGAAGTCAGAGTTTACATTATAGACTAATAGTTGAGCCGTACATTGTGCATAACGCAGAATGTGCGGCTTTCTGTTAATATCCCGTTGACTTATCCTTGTAATCGAGTAAAATGTGTAGTACCGAAAGGAAATGGAGGTACATACAATGACAATTTACTACAACGCGCAGGACAGAAAACCGCTTGTGAAAGCCATCAGCGAGTTCACGGGAGCGGACGCGGTTTACATGAGGACACCGACCTACGCTTACCGAATCGACTATTTCACGGTGACCCGCGAGGGCAACCTTGAATTTGATGACAGAGCCGACAGTGAGGAAATCGAGAACTTGCTTGAGTTCCTTGCAGAGCGTGGATTCATTGCCGAAGTTGCCGACACAAGCGCCACAGAGCAGCCGGAAACGGCAAGCGAGGAAGTATCCGCAGACACCGACAGCGCCGAACACGGCGAATCTGTGGGGCTTACGGTGGAAGTTCCGCTTGAGGGTACTGCGGTGGATAACCTTACCAAGCTGCTCGAAGCCAAAGGCAGACTTATCCGCAGAGCCTTAGCGGTGGAGAGCCTGCCGATTGAGGTCACGGACAGCACGGTGAGGTTTCCCTGGTTCGCAGACTGCGGCGCTGACGAATGCAAGGCTTACACGCATTTCATTTCGGCGCTCTGCGAACTCGCCGCAAATGCGAAGAGGGTTACGGCTAAAGAAAAGGAAACAGACAACGACAAGTACGCATTCCGCTGCTTTCTCCTGCGGCTGGGATTTATCGGTTCGGAGTACAAGACCGAGCGGAAGATACTGCTGAGAAATCTCATAGGCTCATCGGCTTTCAGAAATGGAGGTGCTGCAAATGAAGTTTCCGAGTAAAGAA